ATATAACATCCAAATATCATCATGTTCAATTGGAAATAAAACAAATCTTCCATTGTTTTCTTGTAAAATTTTTTCTTTATTTTTCATATTTTTTTTAATTACGGTTTAATGTATCCTGTCTCATTTTAAATGCTTCAGCTGCTCTATTGACATTCATTTTAACTTGTTCTTCTTTATGTCCAAGAAGAGTTGTTTGTGTTTCGGTGTCAATTTCAAGTAATTTATTATTAAATTTACAATTATTCCAAATTATACCATCTTGTCCAATACGAGATTTTAATAAAGTAATTGTAGCTAAATTTTGTTCTTTTTGGTTCATTGTTTTTCCAACGGATAATACTATATGACCAATTTGTGCCTTTTTAATAGACCCTCCCATTTGATTTGTTGTAACAACTTCAGAAGATATAGAATCTCTGTTACCTTGAGTCGCGGTCCATATAGCAATACCAAATTCATTGGTCATCGCTTCTAAACTCCTCATAACCGAACCCTCTCCCTTCCATTCTTCGTTATAGTTAGCCTTTTCAGGAGTGATACAATCAACATAATCTATCACTAATAAATCTATTTTTTTACCATCTGAAATATGTTTTCTAATTCTTGTTTTTATTTCAGAAATGGTAATAGAATCACTAGGTAGTTTTATAATACTTAAAGACCCCTTACTTTTCATCCTAACTTTTTCAACCATCTCTTTTACTTCATCTCTTCTATTAGATTGTTCATCAGCCTCAATACCTGTCCAAATCGTGAAATGTTTTCTTTTTATGTTAGTTGCATTATCTTCAAAAAATATTTGAAGTACATGAAAATCATGGTTATACGCAGTATTGGAAAAAAGTGTTAGTAATGTAGTTTTTCCTGTACCAGTAGGTGCTAAAACTATTCCAAGTTCCCCTTTACCGATTCCCCCTTTTAATACATTATCAAGACCACTTATACCTGTATAAATGGTTTCACGATTATCTTGTTCAAGAGCACTGTCAATATCGAAAAATATATCCATAGATTCTTCTACAGGTAATCCAACTTGCAACGCTTTTTGAATTATTTTTTCAATAGTTGGGTATTCTTGAAATTTACCATTATCGATTATTGTATTTATTTTTTTTAATTCCTTTCTTAAATTCTGTTGTTTACAAAAATTTAAAGCTTCGTCTTTAACTAGTTCATCTTCTTCTTTATTATTTCTAATACCATCTAATGAATCTAAATGAACTTTAGCGTTTTCTTCACTACCTAATTCAGAAACAATCTTTAAAGTTAGATTTTCAAAATTAGGTATTTTAGAATATTTTAAATAGTATTCCTTTATATTTTCACAAATATATCTAAACGAAACATTTTCAAAATATTTACTCTCGATGACATCAATAATTTGTTCTCCATATTTTTTATTCTCAATTATTGATCTCAATAAAGATTGTTGGAACTTTGTTCCAAGAGCACCAAAGTTTTTTTCACTCATTTTAATAAAATTAAAATTATTTTTTAAAGTTCGTAGTTTAAATACGTTGTTTCCAATTCATCAGAAGATAAAATTTCTGTGAGGTCGGTTAAATATCTTTTTAGATACGGACGAATATCTACAGTATATCTAACCTTTGGGTGAAGTAAAAATGCTGGAAATATTCTTTGAATAAATACTTCATCATTCATCTTTAATTCTAGTAAAAAGTTTTCTTTTTCCTTGTTTTCATTGTCCTCCACAATCTCTAAACCATGATAATATTCATGATTTTCGTAAAGATAATCAGAACTTTTTAAAACCAAATGGTCAAAAATTTCGTCACAAATATTTTTAACATATTCATGTAAATCCATAGACCTTTTGGCTCTTTGATTATAGTCTTTAACGTTAAAATATCGTTGAACAACAATATTCCCTTCTAGACTTAAAAGAAATTCAAATTTTGTAACATCTTGATTATTCATCTGTTTTAATTTTAATAATTTTTTTATTTTTTTCCTTACGAGTCAATCTAAGGAATGGATTAAAAAAATTAACCCAAGCATCATCTGATTTTGATAAAAGAAGATGTAATCCATCTTCCATCATCATTTTCATAGTATTTTTGTAAGACCTACCTTCGGGGTCAATTAAATCATTAATAAGTGATAATATATTATCTTTTGATTCATCAGTTAAGAATGGTTCATCCAAACTAACTATCCTTTTATTAATGTTGAAAAATTCTTCCCCTAAGATACCATGTTTTGTAACACCAGTCAATAAATTTTTTACAAATACGTTTTTATTTTTATTTTCAGAAAATAAAACATTGAAACGATTTTTTATGAAATCTAATGTAATTTCTTCAGTTTTCAATTCAGGAACAACTGAAATCAATCTTTTAATACCAAGATTTTTTATACCTGCAATATTATCAGAAGGGTCACCACATAGAATCTTTACTAACTTTATGTTTTCAATTCTTATCCCTTCGTGTGAATAAATAAATGTATCTTTTAAATTATACATTTTACTATGAGAGGGATTAAATAAACTAGTATTTTCGGAGACTAATTGTGTTAAATCTCCATCAGAAGAAAATATTATTATTTTCTCTTTTTTAGAATTTTGTGAATAGTACGCTATTGCATCATCTGTTTCACAATAATCGTATTCACCTTGACGAACAAAAACTTCTTCTAAGTATTGTTTTACTCTATTTCTCTGTTGGTCATATGATAAAATATCTTCTTCAGTTCTGATTTTTGATTTTCTGTTCTCTTTATAATGTACATAATATTTTCTTCTAGAAAGAGAACCTTCTTTACCGTCCCAAAAAACAACTATTTTATCTAAATTATTGATTTCAATTAATTTACGTAACGTATTAATAAAATGATACAATGCACCAATGTGATTTCCTTTATGGAAATAATTTTTTAAACCGTAAAAACCTATAGTTAGTAAATTATCACCATCAACCAATAAAACATTAGACATTGTATCTTATTAAAAAATTAGTAAATAAATATTAAAATTCTTCTTCTGGTGCTGGTTCAAATTTAAGGTCTGAAACATTACTTATTGGTTCACCAAATAATCGACTAACGTAATCGATATTATTTTTAATGTACGATTCTTTAGACGCCTTTTCTTCCGAAGTAGTTCTCATTTTCAAAAAACCATGAGAAGTGACCATTACTTTACCATCAGCGAATTGTATTCCATTAACATGGTTTTTCATCACACTAATTTTAGTTCTACTTCCAATAGTAATTGTTCTACCTTTATTGGTAACTGTAATTTTACTTGTACCGGCATTTTTTTCATTACCGAACCTAAAAACTAATGTTGAGTTTAACCAAATTGATTCTCCTCCTTTAGCTTTAATCTTAGGTTGTTCAAAAGGATTACTTGGTAATTCAACCCATGGTTGATTAACAATAATCATAGTGTTGGTGTATGGTTTATCTGACCTTCTTGAACCTGATATACGTTGATTAATACCCATACCGATTTTATCAGATAATACCGAAGCGTTGTGTTGTTTTCCCCCTTTTCCTTCAAACGTCATTTTACAAGGAACCGAACCAATAGAATCCCAAAGAAATAATAAATCATAAGGCATTTCACCCTTTTCTTGTAAATCCATCATTTCATTAATGAAATCGGTTATTTGTTCTATATATTCAAAATCATTCCTATAAATAAAATCACCTGAAAATTTCATTTCACCTGTTGACTCATCAACCTCTTCTTTTACGGGTAATCCCATAATACCGGCGTGTTCAAAATTAAACTTCTGTTCTGTAATAATAAAAATAGGAAAGATACCTTTTTTTAAAGCATCAGATGCAGAAGATAAAAGTGCGGTTGTTTTTCCTGTATCCGAATGACCCAAAAACATATTAATATGTCCAATCGCAGGACCTGGAAGACCCACCGCATCTAAAAACTCAGGACCCAAATCAAAATACCTCTGTGGTTTGTATTTTGCCGATGTTGAGAACTTGTTTTTGATTGATTTAAAATCTTGTTTTTTCAACGCCATATTAAATTTCGTATTTGTAGAATTGTTCCAAATTTTCCAACTTGTCCTGTGCGTTTGCTCTTTTCTCAATTAACTTATCCATCTCTTCAATATGTTGTGGATGTTCTCCAATACCAACAGGGTTTGTGAAATAAACAAGTAATGATGACTCGGCATCCAACATTTCGCTCTCATATTTCTTTTTAAGAGCCTCGTACATTTTGTTTGCAATTTTGTTCATATAAATTAGTTTTTAAGTTAAATAAATAAAAAGCATGGACACTTTGTCTATGTAAATGTCCATGCTTAAGTTTGAAATTAGAATGGTAAATCCTCGTCAGGTGCGTCCATTGACTGTGGGTCTTGAACTGATGCAGAACCACCGATAGATGCGGTACCTACGGATGAGTCACCGTAAACGTATTTTCCTGCGTCTGAGTCCCAACGTGGAGTTTCACCACGAGCAATCGCCTCTAAATAATCTTCGGGTTTTTTTGAATATACGTCAGCCCAAGTTAGTTCATCTTCCAACCAAGATTTTGATGTATCAGCATCTTCGTGAAGTGGTTGTGGG